ATGTAAACACAATGCAGAATGGAACGGAGTAGAATTCGTAGGTATACGTCTACATTTTCACGTTCACTGTATAATCGTCAGCAAGGTTCTGTGTAACAGACCGATTAGAGATTGCTGCGAAAGAGCGTGTCATTGTCCTAAAGACGTGCAAGGAGAAGTAATCGATGATAGTAGATTCTTCAAAGAATGGGGTGGTATTGTGGACGTCCGTTCAGTTAAGGACTATCAAGTCAAATACCAACATAAAGGAGAAACTCGCAAAGGCTGTGGAAGAAAAGCCTGCATGAGATATCTCACTAAATACATCACCAAAGCCGATAATTGGAAATCAGTTAAAATCGGTAAGTGGTGAATCTCACCGCGTCGTGACATTCGTCACTCCCGCACCAATGAGTAGTCCGGGGATGAAATACAACAGGGGTGGACCAGTTCCCTAAGAGAAGGTTTGTTTCAAAGCACCACCAACAGTGCCAAAATAATCAACACCAAATGGATTCGTATAAAAATCAAGAGCATCTTTGGCACCCTCTTCGCCAAAAGCAGCATAAGCGATACCAGTACCTACAACCGATCCAATTGCATAACCAAGAAGTGCAGCTTGACCAAGACCAACCAAACCACGGGCGGCAGAAATAGCATTAACTGATCCACCACGAACAAAAGTAGTACCCAACATACCTGGACCTCTACCTAAAAGAGCACCTCGATACAAATTTGCAGCACCTCTTAATCCATAAGATCCCATACGCAACCCAAGAGTTCTAGTTGGTTTGTAACCAATAGCCAAACCAGTAGCACCCGAATAAGCAACAACAGTAGCCATTGGATGATTAACAGCCTGGCGTACAACCCATGCAGGCTTAGTCCAATTAGACATTATCTACGCCTTCGATGCAATACCATCTTCTTAGTTGACTTACGTCCATTCTTGTACGCGTATTTCACTTTTTTTCCGCGATACTTTCCTTTTTTACAAACAAATATTTTACCGTATTTCGTTGCCATCAAATTCCACATCCATAAACCAAAACGGAACTGAACATATCCAATTCCCATAGGACAAATATTCCTAACGCAGTTAACAACTGGTTATCTTTCACCGCTTGAAGAATCTTCGAACTAGTCGATAAATCCTCAGCAATTTCAGCAGGGGTGCCAGGGGCAACACTCAACTAAAATCCCCCATGGGAAGTGCTGCCACACCTTTGTATGTTCCACGAGTCATATGAACTCGAAGAATACCACCAGCAGGAGCTCCAGCCAAATCAAGTTTAAGAAGGCCAAGTGGAATCAATCCACCATCTAAAGAAACAGGACGTCCAGTAGAACCAGTAACAGCCTTATCCAACAGGACGCCTCCTGGCATCGAATTAAATCCAACAATTATAGGATCTAAATTAACATCAGGTTGATTGCCATATGGAGGTGAATCATTTTCATCTTCAATCAGATTCACAACTTGTTCCATCTGGTCTGCAGTATTCTCACCAGTTTGAGCAGCCCAATTACCAGAAGCAGAAACCCCAGCAAGAGGGTCAGGATTCTGAGTACGGATTCGAGCATCCGACCAGGCATTCATGACAGAACCAACACCAGCAACCAAATCATCAGATCCCATCATAATCAAACTAAGTTGATTGGATGTACCCGGTGCAGCCGCATCATGATAAATGATGTCAGCATAATTCCACTCAGCATTTCCATAAGAAACCTGAGAATTCAAAATAGCAGTGCCATCTGTACAACCCTTAGGCATTAAATCAGCAACAGCATCTTTATGAGAACGCTCCATATACAATTTGAAATCTGACCATTTACCAGGGGCAAGTGGCTCAGTTTCCTCAAGTGCCTCCGCACGTTGTTTACGCCATAAATCGTAAATAAACGAATAAGCACGATGCGTACAATAGCCCTCAGGGATTTTTGCAATAGCAATATCGTCACCACCGGAACCAATATATTCAATAAAATCCACTGAGTAAACCATACCTTGACGATACATTCTACGGTTTACTGCAGACAAACATTTTGCAAGATCAATGTACTGTCCTGAATCAGGCTGAATCAGGAAATCCAATATTACATTAGTACTATGAGGGCGAGGCATGGATTTCATGAGATAGAAAAGGGTCTATAAATATAACATAGGGATTCATAGACCTAACATGATTCACAAATGAACCATGGAACAGATACCGGTATGGGCTATTGTAGCACAAGAGCACCTCCAGTTTCCTACTGAGACGGTTACCGGTACTGTATCTAGTAAAGAGGAAGAATACCGCAGATGGGGATTCTTCAATCCTAAATGCTGTAGATGTGCATACATCAAAGAAGGGATGATGACATTACTCTCGCCACAAACAGAATGGCATCACGATAGAATGACTTTACTCGAAGAAGGTTACAAAGAATACCCGAGCAAAAGATGTAGCAAACACAGAAGCCAACTTAGAAAGTGGCAAAATGCAAAAAGAGTGTTTGTAGCTCTAGATGAGCAACGAATGAACATGGGACTAAACCATCTAAGATTCGTAACGTTAACCAGGGAATCATGGAATCTCCTAGTTCCTATGGATCAACTACATTTACTCAAAGAGATCCAAGAGAAACATAAACAAAAATGCACCAGATCTTTCCGAAATTGGAGAGACAGAAATGACTGGTGGAATTCAAAAGAACCAATTGGCCAATATTGGCCTGAATGTAAACACAATGCAGAATGGAACGGAGTAGAATTCGTAGGTATACGTCTACATTTTCACGTTCACTGTATAATCGTCAGCAAGGTTCTGTGTAACAGACCGATTAGAGATTGCTGCG